TTAGACCGAGCGGGGCGGGACTGCGCAAGCTCCGCGCACTGCGTAGCGTGGCGGCCGCGGCGGGGTTCGACGGCATTACGCGTAACGTCATCGCCGCGGAAAAAGCACTGTCCGGAGACGCAGCCGAAGCGGGTCTCTGGCTCATTGGCGCTGAGACTGTCGAAGACCCCACTGCGCGGGCGGTAGACGTCACGCGCCCATAGGGGTAAGCTGTAGGCACTGCGGGCTGTCCACGCCCGAGGAGGACGCAGTGCCTACGCGCATCACGCACTACCTGCACGATTCCGTCGTCGCGCCCGATTCCCCGCCTGCCCTGGGGACCTCTTTTTCGACTGCGGACGTACACGCGCATGACCTTGGCGCGGACCTCCCAGCGTTCCAGTCCGCGCGAAACTACTACGGCATCGTGACCGGGATCCACGTCCGCGTCACCGACATCGTGACCGCGGCCTCGATCACGGTCCGCCTCTGCGCTGACCCGGAGGGCGACTACACGCTCGTGCCCGACGTCACCGCTGACCTGGCCACAGGGCTGACGACTACCGATTCGGGCTGTATCGCGGTCTCGGTCGGGATCCCGATCTACCAGATTCTGGGCGGACCGGGCAACAGTACGGTGTATCTCTTTGCTCACGTTGATGCCGGTTCTGCGAATTTTGCGCAGAGCTGTGTGACATGGAAGGAGTAGTAGATGCCCATAGTCCCCGCTTTCGATCCAAACACAGGCGCCTCGGGCGGCCCCGCTCCAGCGGGTGCTGTCGGCTTCGATTGGCGCCAAATTCTTGACTTCAACGCGCTCACGGCCTCGGACCCGAACGGTCTGGTCACCGGCTACTCCGTGTCATCGGGCTTGCACTCGGTCACGCTAGCAACTTTGGCCGCGTCGAACGTGGATTACAATTACGGCAGCGGAGCGAACTTCGCTGGCGCCAGATGGACTTTTCCGCTGACCTACGCCGACGGGAGCCCTGTTGTGGCGGGCGACACATTCAACCTTCACTCGAAGGTGACTGACCTCTCCGTCGGGGCCGCGAGAAATTACAACATCGCCGTTGCGGCGGTGCAAAACCCGACCAGCACGGTGCTCTCGACGATGGACGCGCTGGGATGCACCTTCGGGATGAGCGGCGTGGGCACCCCGCTCACGGGCACCTGGAGGCGCAACGTGGTCGGCACCACCTCCTTGGCCGGTGGGGTAACGGTCTACGGCCAGAGCCTTTTCGGGGGATTGCCCGGCAAAGCGAAGGTGGCTGCAAGTGCCCTGATTCAGTCCGCCAGCGCCGCCGCGCCGACCAACGGGCTTGACGCCAACGCGCTCACGGTCGCCGACAACGCGCAAATGTACGGCATCATCGCCGTCGGTACGCTGGGGACGGTCACGACCACGGGGGGCACCGTGGCCTTCCGTCTGTACTTCGCCCTCGACAAGCTGAGCTAAGGAGCCGCCCATGATCGTCATCTCTACCCGTAGGGCCGGCGTCTTTGATGCGGACGGCGTGTACCACGAGGGCTGGGAGCAGGTGGTCACTTGCACCGACGGGGAGGCCAATGACCTTCTCAGCCGCTACACCCCGGGCGTCGGTACCTCGCCTGGGGTCACCGATGCCCGCGCCATCGCTCGCCCCGTGCTCGACGCCATCCTCGCCGCACAGGAGCCCGCATGATCGGCCAGATCGACCCTACCGCCATCGCGCCCTACCTCGCGGGCCCTGGGGCGGCGGTACTCGTGCTGCTGCTCGTCGGCGCCGCCTGCTATCGGCTCGTCGTCGAGCATCTCGTCCCGATGGCGCGGACTATGGCGGCGCGTCATCTCGACCAGATCGACCAGATGCTCGAGCAGCAGCGCAGAGACAGCGAGGCTACCGTCTCCGCCCTGCGCGGCATCGACGCCCGGCTCGCGCGACTGGAGTCGGCCGATCGCGGACTACTGCGCGGCGTCGACGAGCGCGTGCGCCCAGATGCTTTGTGAGGAGCAAAAGTGCCAAAACCAGCCAAGGGCAAAGCACGCGCAAAAGTGACTAGTGAGGGCCGCAAGGTCTCGTATGGCGCCGCGGGTGCGACCGTGTCTCCGGGCACGCGTCGTGGGGATGCGTACTGTTCTAGATCCATGGGCCAGATGCGGGACTACCCCGAGGCCGCTTCCGATCCCAACTCCCCTCTCCGGTTGAGCCGCAAGCGTTGGGCGTGCGTCGGCGAAAAGTCGAAAAAGAGGTAGTCATGGGCCCCTACCGATGGTCTCAGCGCAGTCGTGACAGGCTCGCGAGCTGCCACCCGCTGCTGATCGCGCTCTTCGACCGCGTGCTCGCCCGCGACGATCTGCCGCATGACCTCACGGTGATCTGCGGCCACCGCACCCAGGCCGCGCAGGACCGTGCTTGGGCCGAGAATAAGTCACAGAAGCGCTGGCCGAATTCGAAGCACAACTCCCTGCCCTCCATGGCGGTAGACGTCGCGCCCTACCGCTACGGGCAGGTCTCCTGGGAGCGGCCCGACTACCACGACATCGCGCCCATCGTGCAGGACGAGTGGGCGCGGATGGAGAGGGAGGGGCTCGCCGAGGGGTACCGCCTGACCTGGGGGGGCGACTGGCGCACGCTGCGCGATTTCTTGCACTGGCAGATCGACGTGATATAGTCGCACTGTCCGGTGCCCTTGGGCGGGCACACCGGGCTGGCCCCCGCTACGGGTAGTTCCGCAGCGGGGGTTAATATCTTTTCATCGCAGCAGCACGCCCACGAAGAAGTAGAGCGCGTACGCCGTCATCGCGACCCCGGCGAGTAGCTGCGCCAGTAGCACGCTCTCGACGAGGAGTGAGAGGCAGCCGCCGACGGTGCGAGTGGTGCTCATGACCACACCGTGTCGTCGACCGTGACGCACCCGCCGTCGTCGTCGTCCGCGTCATCGTAGCTCCCGTGCTGGTCGATGACGGTGGCAAGACCGAGCACCCAGGCGAGGTAGTCGGCGTCGTCCTCGGTAGCGCAGTACCAGCACCGGTATCCGGTGTCGGCGCCGGGCACGGAGGCGTCCCACATCGAGACGGACCACCGCCCGTCGTCGTGCTGCTGTACATCGATACGGATCTCTCGTGACATCAGTCTCTCCTACTTGGGCCGTGGTAGCCGAGTTCGGGGCAGTGGGGGGAGGTGCTCTCGACGCGGAGCACGGTGACGGACCGAAAACCGTTTTTTCGCAAGCGTGGGTCGTGGTGAGGGCGATCCTCTTCCAGCACGGTGCAGCCGCAGCGCAGCACCCGGGGGGCGACGGTAGCGCGGTCGGTCACGCGGCCTCCCCGGCGCTCTCGGCGCTCTCGGTGGAGTCGGTGGAGTGGCGACGGCCCAGGCGCGGCCAGCCGACGTACTGGTACTGGGCAAGCAGGCCGCGCTCGATGCGTGCCGCGCGCAGCACAGGGGCACCGTCCTCGCCGAGGCCGAAGATGGCCACGATGTAGTCGCCCCGGGAGCCGCCGCGGGCACGGTAGGGGTAGCACCGCACCGACCAGGTGCCCTCGGGGTAGTGCACCTCGCGGCCGCCGGAGTGGCGTGCATCAGCCTCCGCGACGGCCGAAGCGAGCGTGGCGGTCACGATCTCCAGGTCGAGCACCCGGGCGCGAGTGCGCGGGGGCAGCTCGGCGCGAGCGACGAAGGCGTGAGTGGCGATGGTGTAGACGAGATCGATGGGAGTGGGCACGGGGTCCTCGATGTCGGCGGGGAGGTATCGGCCGCCGATGCACCATACTATCCCCCGACCTGGGAGGCGTCTACGGGTAGCCACTGCGATTCTCGAGAATGGCGCCCGGAGGCAAGAGCAGCTACCGGTAGCTTCAGCGCGCACCCACCGGCATGGCACTTCTCTGTTCTTCTTTTTATAGAGAGAGAGAACAGAGTAGTGCCACTGCTCGTATACCGCGGTATACTGCTGGCAGGAGGCCACTATGGCAGATGAGCTCACCTCGACCCGCATCTCTCGCACCGACGCCGAACTACTGACGGCAGTAGCCGCGCTCGAGGGCGGCACACACGCCGAAGTGCTGGGGCGCCTGATCGCACGGGCGGTCGGGCCAGATCACCCTGTTCGCTCGCCGTCGCGCCGCCTGGCCGAGCAGCTCCTCGCGTGCCGCCCAGTGGTGACTGCTGTTGGCAAGGACGCCCAAGTGCTGGCCATCTACGCCCTCGCCGACGGCTGCGTCGTAGCGCGGCACATGGGCCACGTGCGGCTGGCGGCAGCGCTGCTCGACCTGCTCGTGGCGGAGATCGCGACGCTCCGGTCTGGGCGTGACGGCGTCGGCGCGTTAGGCCTCGCAGACTGAGACCCCCCAACAGAGAACCCCTCGGGGGACCAACCCGAGGGGCTCACACCCAACCGCACCAGGAGGCCGGGATGCAGCCCGACCGCAAAAAGAGTAACAACACCAAGCCGTGGACGCAAGAGGACAGAGCAGCGGAAAAGCGTGCTCAGCTGTGGATGAGCCGCACCTTTGGCGCCGCCCCAGCAGGGACGCGCACGGTAGCGCGCGTGCGCCCCGGAGTGCACCAGCCTCAGGCCTTTTCCGCGCCTAGCTTTTTCGTGAAGCACTCGCAAGAAGAGGTGATGCGCCGCAAAGCGAAGAACATCCCTCTCGCGGGGCTCGCCGACGTCAGGCAGTGCCTGCTGGTTTCGCTCGACTGTGACATCGCCGACTACGAGGGCTGCCCTGAAGAGTGGGGCGCAACTAGGGAAGAGCGTAAGCACTTCCTCTACGCTCAGACCGTGGACTACGTCTGCGACTGGATGCGCGAAAACGGGTACATCGAAAAAATGCTTTTCGGCTGGGCGCAACTAGGGCTGCCCGCGCCGAACACACTGGTCTACTCCGGGCACGGTGTGCAGGGGTGGTGGCGGATGCCCGCCGACATGGGGGGCACCGATGGCGCCTGGTCGCACGCTCGTCTGCATCCTGCGTGGGGCGCGTGGGTCCGAGAGGCACGCGCGCACCCGGAGCATGGGTGGACGATCGACGCCAACGCCAAAGACCTCGGCACGCGCAACGTCCCCGTGCCGGGTGAGCTCCATCGCTCCGACGCAAGTGGCACGAAATACGTCACCGTCATCCGCGAGAACCCTGAATCTAGCATCCGCGACCACCTCCTGGCTGTGGCTACGGCCTACGTAGCGCCTACCCCCGCGCCTAAGCCCGCGCCTAAGCGTGCGGGGGATAAAGAGGAAAAACCGTCGAACGCGCCCCACAAAACAGGTCGAGCCAAGCAGGTCATCTGGCACTCCGACTGGGGTGAGTTCCCCGCTGCGGGGACGCGCGATGTCTGCCCTAAGTGCCCACCGGACTCTACGCGCGCGGCTCAAACTTACGAGCGCAAAAACGGAAAAAGAGTTTTCCACTGCCACCGCTGCAACATCGCCTACCACCAATCCGACGGGAAAAACCGCGACTGGTCCTTCCGCTGGCAGCCCGACGCGGTCGAAATCAAACTCGACGCTAACGGCTACGCGATCTGGCCCGAGCTGGCCGAGGTGAGCGTGCTTCGCGTCGGCACGGGCGCGGGCAAAACGAGAATGATGGCCCAGCTGGCCGAGGCGTGGCCCGGTATCGTGATCTCAATCAACACGACCGTGGCGCTGTCTGAGCAGGCTGCGGCTAAGTACAACATCGCCCACGCGTCCGCCGGGTCGAAAATAACCGCGGCGCACGGGAGCGTCGCCACCTCTTTTGCGCGGCTGCCGGAGACGCTCAAAGCGCTGACTCCAGAGATGCTGCGCGACGCGCTGATCCTGTTCGATGAGTGTGAGTCAGCGTTGGGGCAGCTCGCCTCGATGCTGGCGAAGCGCCCCGAGTGCCTCACTGTGTTGACCGGCGCCGTCGCGCAAGGTGCGCGGGTACTGCTGGCCGACGCGCACGCCGGCGAACAGACCCGTCTGCTGCTGCGGCAGGCGGCCGAGGAGCGCGCGCAACTCGAGCTCCCTCCGCGCCAAGCGGTCTGGTATGAGGGGCCCACCACACGCCATCAACTGCGCTACGTCCCGGCTCTGACGCTCCCGAGCGGGAAGGTAATCTCGAGCCACACCCGCGGGTACGCGCTCATGCTCGAGAGGCTCAAAGCTGGGAAAAGGATCGCTGCCTACGGGTTTTCGAAGAAAACGTTGCACGCCATGGCCGCCGATGCTCGGGACATCGACAAAAAAGCGATTTGCGTGACTAAGGCGGAGCACGAGGATGAGCGCGTAGGTCTCGATCCCGAGTATCTGCAGTCCGCAGACGTGCTCTACTACAACAACGCTATGGGCTCTGGCGTCTCACTCGAAAAGGGGCACTACGACGAAGTCTGGCTGTTTACGGAGAACCATTCTCAGCAGGACTACCGAATGCTGGAGCAAGCCAGTCATCGTGACCGAGCGGCGGCCAAGCGCCCCATCTACGTCTGCGGAGTTCTTCGCGAAAAGCCTGACAGCGTAGAAACCGAGAGCTCACCGGAGTGGCAGATGGAGGCCGCTGTCGAGCGGTTCCAGCGGGAGGAGGTCGTCGCGCAAAGCGTCGGGGTAACCCTGTTTGTCGACCACCACTTCTCTTTGGAATCACGCAGAATGTCTTGGCAACAGGCCACAGCCCACGCCGAAGCGGTCCGCACGGGGCGAGGATGGGCGCTACAAGCACTCTTTGACCGGCACGACGTGCACGTGATGAGCGAGGAAGAGGTCGGTGATCTCGACCTCGGGGCCACGAAATCGCTGCGCCGCTGGAAGAACGCACAAAAGAGGGAAAAAGTAGTGGCAGTACTCGCCGCCGAGCCCAGCGCCCCTGAGCGCGCCAAAGAGATTGCGGACGGAGATCTGCCAGAGAGCGCTCAAGAGCTGGCAGAATACAGGGCGCATCGCGTCATCTCTACTGTTGGCGATGCGGTACAGGTATCTGCCACAGCCGCGACGATGTTCGTTACCGCGGAGGTCGACGGGAAACTCGGCGCGGCCGTGACGACGGTGGCACTTGCGCGTTGCCTCGGCGAGGGCGGCGAGGTCGCACAGAGGGCGCTGAAGTGGTACCGGGCGCACGTGCATCAGACGCTCGGCGGGCAAAGCAAGAGCACTATTGTCGCCGCGAGGCGATACCTTAAGTCCGCGCAAGACCTATCGGCGCTGATCTCTGGCATCCTCGCGCTCACCGAGAATGGGCGTGACTACCATATCCTAGGCGATCCGCGCGGCGTAAAAGCTCTTCTGCGCAAGGGGCTCATCCCAGTGCAGTGCAAGAAGACAGCCAGCTCGCGCGAGTACTACGTCAGGCGCGAAGACGTGCTGCTGGCACTTCAGGCGGCGGATAGGCGGGTCGAGTACATCCGCACTATGGACCTGACCGGGCTGTGATGGCAGTTCTCTGTTCTGTCTCTATAAAAGAAAGAACAGAGTTCTGCCATCTGCCCTAGTGGGTGGCGCAGCTACCGGTAGTGTGCTAGGCTACCGGTATGCGCTGCCCGCACTGCCTCGCCCCGACTACTGGAGGTTCGCATGAGTGAAATCTATTACTGCTACTCGATCAACCCCACCGACTTCTGGTTCGGGTCTTTCTGCAAGAAACAACTTTTGCAGCATGCGCTAAACAGCATGTCTGACTTAGATGGCTGTATTGATGCAGATTTCGGCGAAGACGCACAAACAACTGTAACACATTTAGTCACGGAGATGACTCGTCTTGACGAGGTCATGGACGCCTTTGCAAAACTCTTAATCGACAGCGATTGGCGGGAGGAAGCCAGATATTGCTTCTTACCTAGCGAATATGCTCTGCAGATGGCCGTGATGAGAAAGGTAGATAACAACGGGACCACCTATGTGGTGAGCCCGGTCCCGCTGGACTACTTACTGGGCCAGCACAACGACTATGCGTACATGGACGAGAACGGGCTGTGGCATAAAGAGCCTTGACGAGGGTAGCGCCGCTACCGGTAGCGTGCTAGACTACCGGTATGCGCTGCCCGCACTGCCTCACCTCGACCGCCGTAGCCGAGACCCGTGACGCCACCTCCGTCCGCTGGGCCGGGGCGCGCGAGCTCGCCGAGCACTACCCTGACGCCATCCTCCGCCGTCGGGTATGCTCCGCACACGGCTCTATCCGCACGATCGAGCTGCCCCTCGACGACTTCCTCGCCGCCGCCAATGCCGCCCAAAAAGCGTGACACCCTCGTCGCTGTCTGGGACGCGTCGGCCGCCACCGACGCCCATGGCCGCGTCGTGCCTGTCGAGGTCGCAGTCGTGCTCGTGCGCCTCGGTGACGAGCCGGACGTCGTGGCCGCCGACCGCTGGCCCGTGCGCGTGCCCTACTACGACTACACCGACGAGATTGCCCGTCTGCACGCGCATCACGGCGTGAACCGCTACAACGTCCGCCAGTGCCTCGACCTCGCTCAGCTCCGCGAAGAGCTGCTCCGCTCGCCCTACGGTCCGGGGCAGGCCTCACGCCACACGAGCTACGGGAAGCGGCGCGTGTTCGGCCTCCTGCGCGAGGCTCTGCGGCTGCCGCTGGCACCCGAAGGCGAGTGCATCCAGTCCGTCGCAGCCCACGTGGCCCATCATCGCGACCGGCACTACTCTCTGGCGGACGCGGCGCTATGGGCTCGCATCCCGTGTGACGCCCGCACCCTGGCTCACGCCGGTGGCCGGGTCGGGGTCGCGGCGCAGCTGCTCCTCCACCTCGAGACCCGGGAGTGAGTATGGATCCATACACTCGCGGGGAGACAGCGCAGGGCGTCATCGAGCTGATCCCCGACGCGCTGCACGTCCTGCGGCGCGTGCTCGACGGCGGACCGATGGGAGCGGAGGCCTGCCGCACGGCGCGGTGGGTTGTCGAAAAAGCGTTAGACGTGCTATCCGACGAGGGCGAGAGTGCCGATGTGCTCGAGCTTCGCGCGGTTCTAGAGGCGGTGAGAAAATGAACAAACCGTACAAGCTGTGGACTGGTGATTGCCGCGAGGTCGTCGGGTACGGCTACGCGGAAAATACGTTTGACTCGATCGTCTGCGATCCACCTTACGGTCTTGAGTTCATGGACAAAGCCTGGGACAAAGGCGTTCCAGGGGTCGAGTTCTGGACGCACGCCCTGCGCGCGGCAAAGCCTGGGGCCCACCTTCTCGCCTTCGGCGGCACAAGAACTTTTCACCGACTCGCGTGCGCGATTGAAGATGCTGGCTGGGAGATTCGGGACTGCATCATGTGGGTCTATGGGTCGGGGTTCCCGAAGTCACTGGATGTGGGCAAGGCGCTCGACAAGGCGGCGGGAGCGGAGCGGGAGGTGGTGGGCACAAAACGGGCTGGGTTAGGGACTGGAGACAGTTATGGTAAAATTGTTGGTGAGCGCAGCCCAGTAGAAACAGACCAGGTTCCCGTCACCGTCCCCGCCACCGACGCCGCGAAGCAGTGGGACGGTTGGGGTACCGCTCTCAAACCGGCATGGGAACCCATCATCGTCGCGCGCAAGCCGCTGGCCGGCACCGTCGCGCAGAACGTGCTGAAGCACGGCACAGGCGGCATGAACATCGACGGGTGCCGTATTCCTATGGGTGACGAGTACGACCCGACGAAGATGCATCACTGTCGAACGGAGCAACCCGGGCATACCGTAACGCTCAACATCCCGGGTTTTAGCACCCCGACCTACAAGCCGGGGGGCCGCTGGCCAAGTAATTTCATCCATGACGGCTCTGAAGAAGTGGTGGGGCTGTTTCCTGTGACGGGGCCGAGCAAGGTCCGGCGCTTGAATGGAGACGAAGCAAAGCCGCCAGTCAATGCATTTGGGGACTACCAGCGAAGGACAGAAGGCGGGGTGGATGACGAAGGTGGCTCCGCAGCCCGCTTCTTTTACTGCGCAAAAGCGTCACGGAAGGATCGCGAAGAGGGGTGCGAGCACTTGCCGACCAGAACTTTCGCGACAAACAAGCCCTACGGCGGCGGGGCAGAAGCGAGGGCGGAAGGCGAGGGCAGTGGCGCCCGCAATCACCACGCAACGGTGAAGCCTACCGACCTGATGAGGTACCTCGTCCGGTTGGTCACCGCGCCCGGCGGCCTCGTGCTCGACCCCTTCATGGGCTCTGGGTCAACGGGTAAAGCAGCGATGCTCGAAGGCATGCGCTTTGTCGGCGTCGACCTGAATGCTGAGTACGTCGAGATCGCCAAATCCCGCATCGAGCACGCTCTCACAGCACGCACTGAGCTGGAGGGGGAGTGACTTTTGTCCCAGCGTCAGTGCCGAAGGCAATGCGTGAGGACGTGGCCGCTCTGCTGAGCGACCAGAAAAGCTTCTTTTCTTTGCTCAAAATCCAGCACAAGACGTCGAAGCAGCAGGTACCTTTTGCGCCGAATGACGCGCAGTGGCGCTTTCTCGAACTTCTCAAGTCTGGGCACAAGCGCATCATCGTGGTCAAGGCGCGTCAGGTGGGTATCTCGACCGCCATGCGCGCCGAGGGGATGCGACAGGCGTACATCGCCCACGACCCCGACGTGCACGCTGTTCTCAGCTTTCACGAGCGAAGCGCCAAGTACCTGCGCGCCCAAGACCAGCGATGGGTACGCGGACTTCCGGCTCTGCTCAAGCGAAAGATGGCAACGGACAACGTCACCGACATGCGCTACGCCGACACCGGCGCAGGGGTCTCCGCGTACACTACAGGTGGTAGAGGTGGCACAAGATCTTTTGCCTTCAACTCGGCACACTTGTCGGAATTTGCATTCTACAGCGACGCCGACGAGAACCTCGCCCAGGTCGATGCAACCGTCGGCGCGACTGGCGTGATTGTGGTCGAATCCACGGTCAACGTGCCGGGTGACGCGTTCCACCGGCTCGTGGCGGGTGCGCCGCAGAACGGGTGGGAGCTGTACACGTATTGGTGGTGGGAGTACCCCGACTACACTCTCGGCGACTTGCCGGAGTTCGAGATCTCGCCGGAAGAGGCAGTCGAGAAGGAGCGCTACGGGCTCACTTTCGGGCAGCTCGCGTGGCGGCGTGAACGCATTGCGACCTTGACACTGCCGAAGTTCCGCCGCGAATACCCAGCGTGTATGGATGATTGTTTCATTTTGCGCGCTGGCGGCTACTACGACTACGACGCGCTGCAGGGCATCACGGCCGTGCCGTACTCCGTCAGCCAGCCCTACCACCTCGAGCTGGAGCCGCCTGTCGCCGGGGACAACTACGTGCTCGGCGCGGACCCGTCAGGTGGCGTCGGGATGGACTACTCCACGATCTGCGTGGTCTCGGTATCTACGCGGCAACCTGTATACGTGTACAGGAACAACACCATCGCGCCCGCTCAGTTCGCGCAAAAAATCGCTGAAGTGGCCTCACGCTACAACCAGGCCCTCGTGCTCTGCGAGTCAAACAACCACGGCCACGCCGTGCTGCTCGAGCTCCACCACTGCCGCTACCACAACCTATGGCAGCGCGCGGGCAAGCCCTGGGTGACGACGCAGAGCTCGAAGCTGGAGGCCTTCGAAGCGCTGCGCGACGCTCTGCCGAGCGTGGTGATGCTCGACCAGAGCACCCTCGCAGAGCTCAAGTCGCTTTCGATCCCAGCGGGCAAAATCACACCGTCTGCGCCCGACGGGATGCACGACGACTCCGCGATGGCTGCGGCCCTCGCCTACCGGTGTTACGCTGACGTGCCAGCGCACCTGCGTAACCGCCCTACCGCCCGCAACCCGCACGGCGTCACCGCGGCCCAAGTGCTCGCAGCCGGCCGGCGCAACCGTCTCTCCCCGGGAGGCCCCTAATGCTGCAGCCCCGCGCCGTTGCGCGAATCGTCGAGAACCACGACAACTACTGGTCCGGGCGTCGCGCAGAGCTCAAATCGTGGCACGACGTCTACATGACTCGCTTCTGGGCGGGCTCGATGCACGCCAAGGCGCGCAACTACGTCGAGGTGGCCAAGGCGTTCGCCGTGGTTGAGAGCTACCTTGGCGCGCTGTACGCGAAAAACCCGTCCGTGGTCGTACAGCCAGACCTGCGCGCTACGGGCAACCCGCCCGCAGCCCAGGCGGTCGCCAACCACTGCCT